AAGAATCACACCTTGCGGAAATCGAAGATGTGATCCTTTTTGCTAAGTGGGTGTATCGGTATCTAAGTAAAAAAGTTCTGCTTGTAAAGTGTTCATTTTGTTATTCCTTATTTTGTTTGTTGTTTAAATTTCTAATCTTGGATAAGCTCTTCTAGCAAGCTCTCTTATATCAAAACATGATGCTTCGCTATTAAAAAACTGCTCTTCTATCTTTCCATAAATATGCTCAAGATCAAGCTCTCCGTCTTCCTTGCAAAATAAATAATATTCCCAAGACTCTAATGTCTCTTCGGCTAATGCTGAACGAAGATTGTAATCATCAAACATTGCCTTATCAAATTCCTCAGCTAATCTATCCACTAATCTATCGTTTGCTAAGTTTTCCATTTTCTTTATCCTTTGCTTATTCTCTAAGCACTTTGTTGTTTGTTTATGCTTAAATTATAGCAATTCCCGTCAATTAATGCAACATGCAAAAATTATTTTACTATAAATCGCTGACAGTTTATGGTTTGAATTAGATTAAAAAAATGAGTTGATAATGCGCTGGGCTTTAGAAATTAGAAGATTATCTGAATTAAAAGATTATCATAAAAACCCTAGGCAATTATCAAAAGATCAATACGAACATCTAAAGAAAAGTATCGATAAATTCGGTCTTATAGATAAACCAATTGTTACAAAAGATAACATCTTAATAGGCGGACATCAAAGAGTAAAGGTTCTAAAAAAAGATAATGTTAAAGAAATAGAATGTTGGATAGCACAAGAAGAATTAACGCCAAAAGATATCGAAGAACTAAACATACGCTTAAACAAAAACACAGGCGACTGGGACTACGATATATTAGCTAACCAATGGGAAGCAAAAGATTTATTAGATTGGGGTTTTACTGCCGAAGAATTGCAATTTGATATAGAGGAAATCGGAAGCAACGATGAAGAAGACAATCAACTTTTAGAACCGACTAAAGAACCTAAAACTATTTTAGGTGATCTTTATCAATTAGGAGAGCATAGACTTATCTGCGGAGATTCAACCATACCAGAAACTGTTAAAAAACTATTAAATGGCGCTGAACCTATTCTAATGGTTACAGATCCGCCGTATGGTGTTGAATATGATGCTAATAAACAATATAAAGGGAAAGCAAAATCAGTTGGAAAAGTTTTAAATGATGATAAAGTTAACTGGGCGTTGTCTTACATTTTATTTGTAGGATCGGTATCTTATATTTGGCACTCTAGTAAATACGCTTTTGAGGTTTTTAAGTCTCTTTTTGATTCTGGATTTAATGTCTCTCAAGAAATTATTTGGAAAAAACAATCTTTTACTTTAGGTGGTAGTGATTATCAATGGCAACATGAACCCTGTTGTTATGCAATAAAAAAAGGACACAATCATAACTGGCAGGGATCTCGTAAAGAATCTACTATTTGGGAAATATCTAATCTTAATGCATTTGGAACTAATAAAGAAGATGAAAGAACATCCCATAGTACCCAAAAACCTTTAGAATGTATGCGTAGACCAATCATAAACAATACCGCAAAAGGAGAAGGCGTTTATGATCCTTTCGCAGGTTCTGGCACAACACTTATAGCTTGCGAACAATTAGAGCGAAAATCGTATAACATTGAATTAGATCCTGCCTATTGCGACTTGATTGTTGATAGATGGGTAAAGTATAGAAAAAAACAAAACTTAGATTGTAAGGTTATATTAAATGGAAATCCAACCGAATGGCAAATGGATGACAAAGCCTAAAAAACCTATAGATTGGGAATTAGTAGATAGATTGTTAGAAGCTGGCTGTCTAGGGACAGAAATAGCTGCTAATTTTGATATGCACGAGCATACTTTTTATGATCGTGTTGCTCAAGAGTATAATATGCGATTTACCGATTATCAAGCTATAAAAAGAGCAAAAGGTGATTCAATTCTCCGTGCGGTTCAATATCAAGTCGCTATAAAAGATAAAGATAAGACAATGCTTATATGGCTTGGAAAGCAAAGAATCGGACAAAAAGAACCGGAATCAGAGCCAAAACCAGCACAAAATCAATGTGTTTTTAATTCATCATATCAAAATCTAAAACACCAAGCAGAACCCGAATGCAAATTAGCCATAAGCAGCGACAAACCTTAGTTGAATCATATGCCCGTATAAATATATGGGAGGGCGCAGTTCGTTCCGGCAAATCATACGCTTCTCTTTTACGATGGTTAAATTACATTCAAGAAGCTCCTGAAGGAAATTTAGTTATGGTTGGAAGAACAGCCACAACTATTAAACACAATCTAGTAGACGAAATTTGCAATCTTATAGGTTCAGACGCCAAATATTATTCCGGCAAAGCAGAACTCAATCTATGGGGAAAAAGAATCTATCTTGTCGGAGCTTCCGACGAAAGAGCAGAAACGAAGATAAGAGGATCGACTTTTGCTGGAGCTTACATCGATGAGATCACGCTAATTCCCGAAAGCTTTTTCATCATGCTTCTTTCCCGTATATCCATACCAAATGCTAAAATCTTCGCAACTACAAACCCCGATTCGCCTTATCATTGGCTCAAGGTAAATTACATCGACCGCAAAGATGAACTAGATCTTAAGCTATGGAAATTCAAACTGGAAGATAATCCGTCACTCACAGATGACTTCAAGACAAATATTAAAGCCGAATATCGTGGGCTATGGTCTCGGCGTTATATAGATGGGGAGTGGTGTTTAGCTGAGGGTACAATTTACGATTTCTTTGATAACAAACTTCATTGCATTGACTTTCCTCCCGGACAAGGACGGGAATATTATGTCGGTGTGGATTACGGCACAACTAATCCGACCGCATTTGTCCTTGTTGCCTATAATAACATGCACTATCCGAATTACTGGATTGAGAAAGAATATTACTATGACAGCGCAAAACATAACAGGCAAAAAACCGACTCAGAATATGCTGAAGACCTGAAAAAGTTTATCGGTGATCTTAATGTAAAGCAGGTTTACATTGATCCGAGTGCTGCATCTTTCAAATTAGAGTGCCAAAGAAACGGAATCAGGAATATTCTAGATGCAGAAAATGAAGTCTTGGACGGAATTCGATTTGTTGCTAGCATGTTTAATAATGGCTCATTAAAGATTTGCAAAGCGTGCGTGAATTTAATTCACGAAATGGGGAGCTATGTATGGGATTCTAGGAGCAAAGATGTTGGCGTAGACAAGCCCTTGAAGCAGAATGATCACATACAAGACGCAATGAGATACGCTCTATATACTCGCTGGGGCAAGAATGCAGGGCAGGAAAACCGCATGAGCAAAGAGAGGCTAGAGGAAATGAGAAGGCAGGCATTTTATGAGTGAGGAAAGGGAGAAACAAAATGTTAGATTTTGAGATAAAAGAGATTATTGAATTTCAAGGAAAAGAATTAAGAGACATAATTGAACATTCTATTATTTTAGCTTCATCTAGAATTTCAGAAAATATAGAAAATCTTTATGGAGCAATAGAGCAGTTGAACGAACGTCTTGTAAATATAGATGAAACTTTAAAAGTAATTGCAGATAGAATGCCATGTTAAAAATATGAAAATAATTAAAAGTTTTATAAAACAATTACTTTCAGATATTTTTAAAAAAATGGATGAAAATCATGAGTTGTTACAAAAACACCATGAAAATATTTTAGTTAAATTTCAAAATATTAGAAAAGAAATCGATAACCTTAAAAAAGAAATAGAGAAGAAAACTTTAAAAATACAAAACCAAGAAGAAGAGATAAACGAAATAAAAATCAAAGTTATTTCCCAAATGAAAAATGAATTTTCAGCTATGATTAATAAATTTCAACAATCGTTCGTTACCGAAAGTGAAACAAGAAATCATATTATTGCATTTACACAACTTACAAATAGAATTTTTGATAATACTAATGAGATAAAGAAAGTTTTAAAGAAAAAAGATGACGAATAAGCTGACATAGCTCAATGGTAGAGCAACAGTTTTGTAAACTGTCGGTTGAGAGTTCAACTCTTTCTGTCAGCAACCTTTTTCGCGAGGCTAAGAAAATGATTAAAATTTATCCACAAAAAGAAACTTGGCTTGGAACACATACTGTTGTGACAAATGATCGTTATAAAGAAGCAAAAGAACGACTTCAAAAATTATATGATCATGACAAAGCAAAACATGAAAAAATTGGTGATAAAGTTTGGTGCAATTTTGACGAACCGGAATTTATATATCAACCTTCATCTTTAGGAAGTGATCCCTTAACCTTTAGGGGAACGATTGGAATAAAGTGGAGGGTAAAAGCACGAGCTTTCTACATATTAAGGAATTTCAAAGGAAAGAAAGAAGTAAAAAGATATTTTCCATGTAAAAAGGGAATACCTAAGAAGAAATGGGGAAAGATATGGAATGGATAAGCGTTAAGGACTCAAGTTATCCAGTTCCTTTTTTTGAAAATGTTTTAATTTACACTAAACTTGGAATTTTTATCGGAAATTTAAATCCACATTTAAACGGCAATTATTGGAATTTAACAGACTGGCATATTAATGAATGTCAAGAAGATTATGAGCCTGTAACACATTGGATGCCGTTACCTAAACCCCCGAAGGAATAGTATGGAATGGATTTCAGTAAAAGACCGTCTTCCCACCAAAGAAGAATGTAAAAAATATCAAGCTTGGTTTCTAGTTTATAGACCTCAAATGCAAAAAAGACCAGATATGTCAAGATATGATAAATATAATGATCTATCAAATGGACATGATCATGGGTGGAAATATGCTTACGATTACTTGATAACCCATTGGGCAAATTTGCCCGATAGTCCAAAGGAAAACATATGAACTTTTACCAAGAATTTTGGCGTTTCTCTCATCTTTTTACGATAATTGTTTTTGTTATCGTAATAGTTCTTCTTTATAGGGGAAAGGGTTTTTCTCATACTTTCGATTGCCATGTGCATACTCCGCAAGCTTCCGAATATCAAGAAGCACAAGATAGAAAAGACAAAGAGATAATGGAAGCATTCTATCAACAGAAACGATATCAGGATAAAACAGAAGCGGAATCTAAGCAGTGGGAAAAAGAACACGAAGATAAAGACTTGGATTATCTAAGAGACAACTTCAGTTATTATCGTGCAGAAATAGATATAGGCGATTATGGAAACCACTAACAAAAGCTATGTATAAACTAATTATTTTAATCGTGATTATTTTTCTATATTTTAGGTACATTCATAACGTACCGATGACTGAAATAAAGAAGACGATTGAAGAGATGTGCGAAAGTAAAGAGCCAAAAGAGAAACGCTTTTTTTAAATAATACATAAGAAACGCTAAGAATTCTAATATTATATTTGTCAAATAAAAATTTTATTATTATCTTTAGCCATATATACAAAGGAAGTTATATATGGCTGTCAGTTCTTACGGTCTAAG